AATTTCGTCATCGTCTAATATCTTGAATGTATAAGCAAATACAGTAGTTGATCCATTACCAGAATAACTGACTTTAACTGTAGTTGAGGATATTGTCATAAAGTTCCTTTATTATATTTTAATGTTTGTGTCTATTGTTTCTTTTGTTTATTTTTTTTATTTTCTTCTAACATACCTAATATTTTCAATCCTCTTTGAGCAGCAGCTATTCTAGATTTATATAAATCTTCTATTAATTCTTGTTTTCCTTCTGGTGTCCACAATGTTCCATCACCTTTTGTTTTAGCATTATATATTACTTTAATCCCATCTCCTGCTTCTTTTACTTTTTTTTCCTGATCAATTACAGCATTTATATCAAAGTTATATTTTTTATATTCTTTTTTTAAAGCCTCTGTATTTCCTGTTTGTTTAAGATATTCAATTGTATTAAAATCTTTTTTATATTCTTCAATTCTTCTATAGAATTTTTGTACAGATGCAGAATTTCCATAAACATCTTTTGCTTGAAATGCTCTTACTCCTGGTATTTTTGATAAATCATCTGATGGTTTAATTGGATCATCTATAATTCCATAATTAATAGATATATAAGTTAAAGCATCTTTTACTTTTGCACCTAATCCAGCAGTATAACCATCATAAATATTTTCTAAATATATAGGATTTGCAAAATAGTTATCTATTCCAACTAACTCAGTTAAATTTTCAGCTAATTTTTTAATTAAAGTATTTGTATATTCAGTTGAATAATATTGATTCTTCATATCTTTAGGAGCATTAGCAGGAAGTATTGGAGCATCTCTAAATAAACTATAATTAAATAAATTTTCAAAATGTGGTCTAACCCATGTAGGAATTGGATTATATTGTTTTCCATTTTGAATTAAAAAATCTTTTGCAAATTCACTAAATGCTTTTGGATCATCAGTTCTTACTGTATCTAAAGTTTTTTCAATTAAACTTGAAACAAATGCTTGAACGTCATATCCCTTAGGATAAAATCTTCCAATACCATTTACTTTTGCATACCATTTTTGTTGTTTAATATATTCTGGAATTTCTTTATAATCTTTATCATCCATATTATAAATATAGAATCCTATTGATGGAAGAACTGCTGTAAAAAATAATGCAATTGATGCTCTACCTGGTCTATCTCTTAACGCCTCAAGCCAATTAACTGTTGATTGAACACGAGCATTCCAAAATGTACCATATCTATTTATAGTAGCTCCAAGAGTTCCTTTTTTTTGGTAATCTAATAAATTCATTTGTTCAAATGTAGCTCTTTCAATTGCATCTCTTTCTGATAATCCTTTTTTCTTACCAGCTTGATAAACTTTTTCATTTAAACCAACTCTTGTCATTGATTCAGATACATCTGTTAATGCTTTAAATGGTCCAAGTATTGTTTTATATTCATTTCTAATTGCTCCTTGACTTAATATCTTATGAACATCACCATCATAAATACTTCTATCAATTGATCTTAACACAGAATTAAATCCACCACCTTTTAAATATCTTTTATATGCTTCAGATGATTTTTCAGAATTACCTTTATATAAAATATAAAATAAACCCATAAGTGAATCTTTAAATGGAATAAAAGTAACTTTTGATAAAAATGTTGCGTTTCCAGTATCTCTAAGAAAGTTTGGAATAGCAAAATCTGGATCAACAATAGCTCCTGTTCTTAATAACTTAGCTGGAGCTTCCATAAATTTTTGAAATATATTTATTGCTTGATTATCCATAACCCTAAAAGCATCAGCTAGTTCTTTACCAACTTCCCAAACTTGATACTTACCATCTTTTCTAAAACTAATAGATGTTTCACTTGGATATACAGCTTCTTGTCTAAATATTGTTAAATGAGTTACAGCGTTATCTGATAATTTATCTATTTGATTTTTTTCTAAAATAGGTTCAAGTTCTTTTCTTAATATATTTATAGGTTTTAAATTTGATTTTACTTGTTCTATGTCTTTAAATAATCCTCTTTTTTTAGCCTCTATAATAACATCCATAAAATTAGATTTAGTTTTATTAAGTTCTGATGCTCTAATAATAAAATCTATATTTTTTACCATTGTTTCTAATGGATCTATTATTTTAAGTTTAGATCCTTTTAATCTTTTAAATGGATTGGAGGCTCCTTTAACAAATCCTGTTTGTCCAGGTTTTGGTAAGTCTTTAGCCATTGGAACATAATTTTTATTAATTTCTACATAAGCATCATAAGCATCCTTTGGTAATTTATCAGCATCTTTAGCATATTCTATGACATCTTTTTGAAGCTGATCAACTAATTTTGCTCTTGCTTCAAATGTAGATTTTTCATTTGTTCTTTTGTTAAATGTTTCTCTAGTTGAATATTTTTCAACAAATATTTTTGCATTACCAATATCTATTCCAGTTTCTTTTCCTCTTTTTGCAAGAGTTAAAGCATGTCTATTTGCTAGATAAGCACTAAATAATTGTAATTCTTTTTTTGAAACGCTAGCTATTGGTTCAAGAATTTCAATTAAACCTGGTCCCTTATCTGCTAGTGTTTTAAAATCTAATGTTTTATGTTCAATAAAATAACTAGCTCTACCACTACTACCCTCAAGAATTCTAAGAGATTCATAAGGATTTAATTTTTCAATTCCTGTTTTAGTTTTAACACCAGCTTCTCTTAATGCTTCAAGTACTGGATATTTTTGATCTACTATTTCAATAATAAATTTTCTTTTAGCTTTTTTAGCTGTTTCTTTTATTTGCTCAACAGTTAATGGGTTTTTTGTAGGCTCAAAAGAAATATTTTCTGCAGCTTTATTTGCTATAGGATCATCAAACTTTTCTACTTTTTCTACTTTATATTCTTCTGGTTTTAAATCTATAACATCTTTATCTTTTAAATCTTTATATGCTCTTGGTGTTTTAATATTAGTAGATGCTAAATCTTCAACTATAGTTCTGTCTTTCATTCCATCCATTGTTACTTCTGTTGGAGTTTTTCCAGTTTCAATAAATGTAGTTTCAGCTTTTTCTCTTGATGTTTTGTTTGGAAGTCTAATTCCAAGCAAAGCAAGAAAGGTAGAATTTAAAGCAAACTCTCTGCCACTAGGAAGTTCTTTATCAAGAGCTATTCCAGTTCCTTCATAACCAACAATTTGAGCAGCAACTCTTGTTAAATAATTCTCAGCTAATACTCCAACACCAGGTATTTTTGCTTGTGGCAATAACATTGAAACAGAAAATTTTAATCCTTCTTTTGATCCTTCTTTTAAAGATTTATCTAATAGTATTTTAATTACATCAGATGGTTTTTGTTCATCTTGATTTTTTAAAACTTCAACTAATAAAGATCTTGTTGCTGTTGGTATTGCAGCTCCAGTAAATGATGCTCCACCCATAACTCCAAGTGGTCCACCAAAAACTCCAATAGCAGCACCAGGTAAAGCACTAATACCATATAATGGTGATTCTATTGCTAACTTTCCTGCTGTTGCTAAAAATTCTTCAGTAAAAGTATAATCTTTAGGTTGAGCCATCTTAAGAGCCTCTGGAGTTCCTTCTCCTTTTATTGCTCTAGTACCAAGATTCCATAAGTTTGCTCCAAATATTTCTTCAAATATATAATCACCATCAAATTTTTCTCCAACAAGTTGTGTTTTTATTTCTTCTTTTGCTGCACGTTTTCTTTCAACACTTTTTTTTGCTGTTTCGTAAAGATTTTTAAACAACCCATCATCAACAGGTTGAAAATTAAATTGTTTATTTATTTCTTGATCTGTAAATCCTGCTGCTTTAGCCGCATTCAATTCATCAGCATAAGAATTTTTTATTTCTTGGTCTGTAAATCCAGCTTCTTTTGCAGCATTTATTTCGTCTGTGTTGATTTCCATGCTCTATATCTTTGTTGCCATTGCTCATAAGTTTCTCCTTGTATTTTTACTGGAGATGGAGTTGTTGATTCAACTTGTCTTTTTTTAGCATAATCTAAAAGAGATTGTCTTAAATCTGATTGTGTAGGAGCATAGTTTAATAAATCTTTAGCTATATAATTTTCTGATTTAGCGTCTAATAAATTTGTAATTGGAATATTATTTTTTACTCCATTATTAAATTTTGTGTACATATCTTGTTTAAATGTAGATAATCTTCCATTGTAATTTTCATCAAAAAATTTTGCAGAAGTTGATCCTGTTATTAAAGGATTTACTTTATCCATAAATTTAAAAAACTCTTTATTTGCGTTATTTAATTTAGTATCGTTTTTTGTTTCAAATATACTATTTATAAAAGCATCATCTTCTTGGTTAAGAGTTCCATCACCAAGTCTTTCTGTAACACTTTTTGCTGTTTTTTCACCAGGTAAAATAAATTTATCAAATGGGTGATTTATTTCATTGTTAAGAATTTTTTTTATTATTTTATCATTAGTAAAATAATTTGTATCTTTGCTAATGTTTCCAGTAACAAACTTTGAGTTGTAATCAAAAATTTGTTGATTATGATCTTGGTTATTAGTGTAATATCTTGAAAGTTCATTTGTATCTACACCTCTATAAGCGTTATTGTTTCCCTGTATAACTTTAGCAACTTGTTTTTTAAATTCTAAACTTTGCTCTCCTTCAGCAATACTTATTGATTTAGATTGAAATTCGGCTTTAACTCTTAATTGTTGTTTTAATTTTTCTCTATCTTCTGATTTAATTGATGTAAAATTTTTTGGATCATCAAGAGATATTAGTGCTGCATAAGCATTGTTATTTGCAGCTTTGTTTACCATTTCAGTTTCAATCATCATTGGTAATTTGTCTCTAAATTGAGTTGTATCTAGTGGTCCCTTTAATCCATCAAGTTCTAATTGTTTATAATCGTTTAATACTTCTTGAGATAATATTGAAAATGAAAAATCATTTCCAGAATTAACAGTATCAAATATTTTTGATTTTATTTTTGTTTCTGTTTGGTCTGTTCTTGCTGTTACCAAATTATCTCTAGTTTTAGTTAAAATACTTGTTGCATAATTTGGTCTTTCTTTTGCAATATTTGTTTGAAAATATTTTTTAGCATAATCATTAGTTGCTTTACCTGAATAATCTTGAACTATTGAATTTAATTTTTCATCAAAATATTTTATTCCTTCCTCTGGATTTGTTTTTGTTTCAGCTTCTTTTTTTGCATTAAAAATTTCTGTTTGTGCATTAATATATAGTTGATCTGCTTCAGACTTTGATGCTATATCTCTTTCTTTGACATAATATTCTGCAATTGCTGAACCAAATTTTGTAAAACTAGTTTCTAATGGTACTTGTATGTTTGCTTTAACGCCACCAACTTCTGCTGTTGGTCTTGCTTGTGTTTCAAATGTAGGTATCTTTGGCATTATTGATTCCTTGCTCTGTTTTCTGATTTAGATTGTAATCTTAAATTACTCATATTATTGTTTCTTGGATTTCTATCTTTATGATCTACATCTTTACCAAGTAAACTACTTCCATATTTCTTCTTTAACATTCTTCTTGCACTATTTCTACCAGCTCTATCTTTTTTTTGTTCTGCACTAGAGTGATAATTATTATATTCGCTTTTGTAATCTCTTGTCATAATTATTTCATTCCTAATAAACTAGTTCCAGTACTCATTAGTGTACTTATTTGAGCTGATCTTGCAGTTTGTCTAGCAATTTGTCCCTGTATTCTAGAAAAATTTGCTTCTTCTAATTTCTTTGCTTGACCAACTTGAGAATTATATTCCATAATATTTTTTTGTAACTCAGCTTCTTCTGCATTAGCTCTTAATATTCTTAAACCACTTCCAGATAAATCTGCACCAGTTTTTAAAATTCTAGTTGTAGTTTGTCCCTGTACCTGTATAAATTGTTTATCAAATCTTCCTAAATCAAACTCTAATTGTTTTTGCATTTGAGCAGCTTCTTGCTCTGCAATTTGTGCATTACGATTTTGTACTGATTGATTAAACTTACCTGCAGCACCTTGCTGTTGGTATTGCATTGCACCTAAACCAACTACAATATATGGAAGTGCTGGTGCCATTAGAAAATCCTCGCAAATCTATAATGATCAGAACCATCAAAACCATAGTTCTTCATTAATCCTTCATTACTTAATCCCATCCATTTAGCAAATCTAATACCAATACCAAAATCTGCACGAACTGCAGTTTGTATTCTTTTAAAGTTATGAGCTTTTGCTAATTCTTCAAAATTCTTTTTAATTGCACGAGCAATAGTAATAGGGTGATTCCAAATGTCATAAGTTGCAAGAACCCAACCTTCTCCAACATTACCCCATATTCTTTTAATACCAGCTGATGCAACAATCTTTCTATTAACTGCACCTGTAAATGCTAATCCATTTTCTTCTAAATTCATACATTCAGTCATGTTGTCATTAGCTAAAAAGTTTGCATCTAATTGCATAAGTTTATGATTCATTTGAGATTGCATAATAATTTTACCATGATCTGAAATATAAGGTATTATGACTAATCTATCTTTATCTTCTTCTGGTATATAA